GGTTTACCCTGAACTTTGCCAGCGTGTCGCGTGCTGACTCGTTCATGAACGACCTACTAAACACTTGCGGCGACGTTGGGGTCGCCGATGTTTTCATAAACTCGTAGTAATCTGCTGCCGTGTCGTGATTTGTAATGCCCTTTTCGAGCATAACCTTTTCAATCTCTGCAACGTCCTCTTCAGACTTTGCTTTACCCTTTTTAACCAAGGATTGACGCCGCTTTTCCAGCTCTTCGAGGGCTTCTTTTTCCCTCAATTTGCCCTCTAAAGCCTGATTTCGGGCTTCATATTCAGCAAAACGGGCGTCTACTTGGTCTTTAATGTCAATTGCGTCGATTGTTAAGTTTGGCTTAACTTTTTTCGTCAAACGCAGAAAAGAGTCGCGTGTATCAGGGTTTTCGGCCAATTGACGGGCCAAAAGCGCTAATTCATCGCGGGCATCGGGTGTGAGATCTTCTAATGAAGGCATTGTTGTCCCCTATCCTTCGGTTTAGATAACTTTTTTGCCGTCGCCTGGTGGCTTGATAGCCATCTGGTTCTTGTTGCCAATCTTGGATGCGCCATCAAGGCCACCAAGGTGGGCGTAACGTGGCGTGTTAACGACTTGACCGTTAACCTGCTTGTCGGTTGTTGCATTGCGGGGTGCCGATGCGCCCCGTGGCTTAAAGAGTTCCATGTTTGTTTCCTTACATTGGAGGCATTGCAGGAGGGGCACCAGCCGGAGCGCCGCCGCCCGCAGGCATTGGAGGAGCACCAGGAGGGTTCATCAAGCCGAGATTCGGAGGAGCGCCAGCAATCATGCGAGAACCGGGCGTACCGCCACCGGCTTGAGGAAGGTTTTGAAGAAGCTGAAGAATCTCAGCGTTCTGTAACTCACCGGCCTTTTGCTTCTTAGGGCCGAGAACGGTGGTTAATGCCGAGATAGCATTGATGAGCTTTTGCCCTTCTGGGCTTTCGGAACCGATGGCTGGGAGCGCCTGCTCAATCAAGTCCATCGCCATTGAGACGTTGACGAGAGCGGCTTCTTTAACACCAGCCTTAGGTTCAGGAGTAGACATGGGCGAAGGCATAGGAGGCGGAGATGCGGGAGGTGCGTCACCAACGGTAACACCGCCAGGGGTTGCCCCGCCAGCGCCTTGCATAAGTGCCATGATGTCTGCGTTATCTGCCATGTTACATCCTTAGAATAATCGACGGGGTATTTTCGGCTTCCCCCCCGTCAGGGAAGTCGCCTAAGAAACGGGTCTATCCCGTTTGTTAGTTAGCGACGTGCCTTACGAGCCTTGCGACGCATGATGCGCTCCTATATTTGAGTGAGGGGGGTAGGTGAAAAGCGCCGATTAGCGCTTGTGCTTACGAGCCTTACGAGCCATTGAAGGCCTCCTGTTGTTCGAGTGAACGTCCCCAACTTACTTGCGCTTGCCCCGACGGGAGCGCTTAACTGATTTATACGCCATAATTAGCCTCTTGTATATGACCTACTAGATGTTGTGCGCGGTGTATATGAGCGCATACCACTAATTCTGTAATCCATTGTAACGGGTTTTGGGTCTCTAGACAAGGAGCCTGCCAAAGCCCTCGGTTGATCGCCCCGAACTGGGTTAATTTGCTGACCTTTTGCCATGTTAGCCTGCCTTTTTAGGTGATGGTGCGCCGCCGCCTTGGGCCTGAGCTTGCGCCGCTTTGGCCTCTAAACCCTTTAGACGTTCTTTGAGGAGCTGCTTCATTGGCGGGTCAAGCAAGTCGATCAGGCTCTCTTTGTCAATCGCGCCGGCTTTGAACAGGTTGAAGGCCAACGAACGCAGATCTTCCATGAAGATAGGGCTGTTCGAGTGCGCGTCCACCTTGACCACATAGTCCTTGGTAAATTGGGCAGGAATAAATTTACCGCCTTCCGTGTCCTTGAGCGTGGACGGATCGTAAGCCTGCATCAATTTAAGATACAGGGTTGCCATCTTTTCCAAAGCATCTTCAACAACCAAAGCACGTTTCTTGGCACGCGAAGATCCGAGACGCGCAAGCTGAGACGCATGACCTGCCGATCGCACACCCTGTTCGCCACGGCCAGACAGGACGGACGAAATGCCGGACGTTTCCTCAAACATCGAATCAATTTCTTTAAGCTGTGCATAAAGATCTTGCGGGATGTTGGGTGCCAGACGCTCTGCTTTTGCATTTGGCATATCGGACGACAGCAAGCCACCTGCGCGGTTCAACGCAAAGTTCTTTTCGTCCAAGATGCCGGTAAAACCAGTCAAAGCCGTCGGTGGGTTAACTTGTTTGGACAACAGATCCAAGATTTCCGTCATGCGCCGGTTACGCATTTGCTGAAGGTAAATCAGCTTGGAAACCTCGGATTGCCCCCAGTAGTAATCATATTGTGGGTTAGGCGTAATTTGAATAAAGGGCAGCTCGCCTTTTAAAAACAACTGCTCGCCAGGCCGGTCATAAATGATGACATCCGGCGAAGCCTTTGTAACTACTTGATAATCTTGCGTGTCATCGTTCCAGACGTACAACTCGGTCATCTCAATCGTATCTTCTGCAATACGAGCTTTCATCCGGTTGTAGCCGTACAAATCCAAGTTGACCGTACCATACAGGGTAGGATTGGTTTGAGACATGACAATTCGGTCGATGCCTTCAGGAATATGGGTTGGCTCATAGTTAGCCGTGGTGACACGGGACAAGATAGAGTCGCGTTTAGGATGGTTATACAGACGCGCCCACAAATCTTGTTTTGTCATGTAATATGTCATGGTGAGGGCTTGTTGACGGTCTGTATAAGGCACGTCCTCGCGCAGCACACCGATTGAACCGGGGTCAACAAGGTACGGATGAATCGAGTTGTTGAACGGCATCAGCTTGATGAACGTCGTGTTAAATACCAACGCCCATGTCAAAGCCGTGGCAAATACTTGGTCGGCATTCGAGTTGTTCCACTCGTCATGCAGGGCTTGCGTCAGCGACGGAAGGTAGCGGTGCTGAAGGCTATCAGCGCCCGCGCCGAGGGAAATGTTAAAGCGCGTGGTCTCAGCCGAATAAAGAAACGAGGTGAGCTGATCGATGTGCGAACCGATCTTATTGAACGGTGCCGGCGACTCTTCTGGGCCAGCACCAAACAAAAAGTAAGAGCGCAAGGACGAGTAATCGCCCTGACGCTCTGGCTTGGAGACATCGCACTTGTTAATCAGGTCGTTATAGAAGTACTCGCGTTCGTCTTCTTTATTAGGAATCCGCATTGATCTTTAATCCCTGATGGTCGGCCTGATAGCTTGCAGCGCGAGGACCAGTCAGATTGCCAAGGTTCTTGGGATCAAAGCCAGCCGGTTCGCCATTGCCGGATTGTACAGCTTTCCCAGCCAAAGCGCTAGACATGTTAAACCGGCCACCGCCGCCCCACATAACTTGATCGACCGCCTCGTGGCCTTTGTTCTTTTCCACAGGTTTGTTGTTGCGGGTGTGATAACCCTTCTGAGCTTCACCCTCACGGGTCGATTGGATGTTGGTCATGCCAAAATCTTTGGCTAATCCCTTCAAAGTGGCGTCTGCATGCTTGGTGCGGCCCGATTTAATGGAAAACGGCTTCAAAAACACTTGCACCACATTTTTGCATCCGTGAGGGCATTCTGCCTCCCAAGCATCAAAATATCCGTGTTTTTTGCAGTTATATGACCGTAAAATGCCCATTTTAGTCCTCTAATTGCTCTAGAAGGGTAGGATGTGAATAGTCGTTTTTGTTAACAATACCCGGTTTTACGCGGATTCTTCCGCCCTCAAACACCAGTTTATTGCCGCGAGCGGCCCTCGGCTTAGGCACATTGTTGTACTGAATGAACCTTGTATTGTCCTTATTCCGCATAACTGTGACTTCACCGCGCTCAATCTGGCCCAACGCCTTACTCAGCCTAACCTGCAAGATTACAGATAGGGGGTAAGTCTTGTAGATGAAGGTGTCGCGCAGGGTAGTTTCGCTCATACCGACCAGTTCGGACAGCATTCTCCATGACCACGGGCTGTCACCGTCGGCTTGAAAGCGTTCCATGCGACGGAACAGTTCTGCGTTAGTAAGAACGCTCATCGGGGCCAAATCCTATACGTTTTAGATAGTCGGACACATTCTTGCCAACCGCCAACTCCTCCGGCGTTTTGTCCTGTGTCTTTTGAGACACGTCACGGGTAATGCGTCGGGCAATCAGTTGTGGCTGTACTTGCTCGGCAAAGGCCATTGTAGCCATAGCAGTTGCAAGCACACGGTCGTCTTTGGATCTGCCGGGGGCGGAAATGGTTGCGCCATCCCGACGGATTGTTTTCATTTCTTCCAAAAGTTCTTCTGATCGCACCTTTAGCATGTCGCGTTCAAAATAATCCTTGAAGTACGTCATCATGCGCTCTTTGGTTGATTGCGTGGTGATGACGCCTATGGAGTTGCTTAGACCACCAAGCGTATCGTTCTTTCGCCAAATGTAATTCTGCATCGATGACAGCACATTCATCAGTGCTTCACCTTGCTTGCGGGTTTCAGGCACGGATGCGATGGCAACGGCTTGGCGTTTAAGGTTGCGTAGTTCTTGGACTACAGGTTGGCCTGGCCCGTTGAGTTCGAGGTTGAGGGTGGAGTTTTTGTAGGCTCCCGCCAGATGCGCGATGACCCAAGCAAATTGGTAGGTGTTGAGATCTGAAGTTGCAAATTCGGCAACCTGATCCATACCATCGGCATAGCAACGATAGATCTGTATACAAAAACGGTCAGCCCAATCTGAGCTACCGTAAGCAGGATCAGCACCGATAACATAATACGCTGTGTCAATTGGTTCCTCCCAGATCTTGAGGGTTGATAGTTTAGGGTTAGACTTCATCACTTGCGTGTCTTGGAAGTTGTGGCCCATGACATACCGATAACCGTCAAACGGGCTTTTACGCGACTCTTTCATGGCATCCGTGCATTTGCTGTTTGAAAAGAACGAGCTGCCGGTCATGACAAAGGCATAGTCTTCCGTGGGCGGAAACTCTTGGTACATGAGGGCATCGTCCTTGATGCCTTCGGCCAGTTTCCAACGCCACCATGCAATCTGCCGAGAGTTGATCTCGACGTTGTAGAGTTTCTTGATGTCGCGCACCCACTCTTTCTCTTCGGGTGTTACTTTACCATCCCAATAGACCTTGTAGATAGGATTGTCGGCCTCGACAGAGTAGAACTCGTTACGCCACCAACCGCAGAATATTGCCCGTTGGGTCCGAGCCCGTTTGGCGGTGGCGTACATGTCGTGGAACATATTGAAACCACGCGCGGTTGACTCGAACATATAGAGTCGTAGGGGATTGGTCTCAGCAAGAGATGCGAGGAGGGAAGCAAGCCCTTCTTCATCGCCCCATGAAGATGTTTCTGTTCCGTGCAGGTAAGTGATTGCTTTACCACGTCCCAAACTCCCCTTAGCTCTCAGACCGGCCACTTGGTAAAACAAACGGCTGCGGTTCTTTAATGACAATTGGTTTCTGTTATGTGCCAGCAAAGGAATCTTATATTCCTTAGGCAAGCCGTCCATGTACATGGCAAGCGTGGACCTGAACATGTCACGGTTTTCTTCCGTGTCAGTGGTTAGGGTGCCCTGTAGGCCTGGGTTAATAAAATGCCAATATAGATCAAGGGCCAGACTAATAGTGGTAATGCCCAGCTG